CATGTACTCTTTAAACTCTACTGCCGTTTTTGCCATCTGCTCTTCTTCATGCTTCTTGGCACATAGTTTCATCCAAAAAGTCACAATTATTGGCATTATTAATAAGCCGTACAATGATTTATAAAACAAATAGGCAATGATTCCGCTCAGTGCTACTGCCTGCCCAAAATCCTTTAAATTTGCTTTCGTTAATCTAGGGAGAGACCGCTTGCGTACAGCTTGTCGGTGTGAATCAGCTTTCCTACTTTTTCCCATCCGCCAATTATCCTCCCTTCTTTTTCGCCCTGTTCTTTAAACTTGTAAAGGGTATTTAGCTTTATTTCATTGTTTTCAATTCCTTCAACTTCGGCTATTTCAAGCAGCTTTCTGCTTTTGTCACGAAGCCTTCCAAGTTGAACTATAATATCTATTCCTGAGGCTATCTGCTGCCTTATGGCCGGCAACGGAATTTCCGCCCCCATAAGCACCATGGTCTCAAGACGTGACAGCATATCCTTACATGAATTGCTGTGGCCCGTCGAGCAACTCCCGTCGTGACCTGTGTTAAAGGCTTGAAGCATTTCCAGCGCTTCTGCACCTCTACACTCACCAACTATGATTCTATTAGGTCGCATTCTAAGACTTGATTTCAATAAATCCCTAATGCTTATTTCGTTTTTACCTTCTAGATTTGCATTTCTAGCTTCCAGTCGGACTAGGTTTTCCACCTTCTTCAGCTGGAGCTCTGCAGAATCTTCTATTGTTATTACTCGTTCGTCCTCTGGAATAAACTCTCCCAAGGCATTCAAAAAGGATGTTTTGCCACTACCGGTTCCACCCGATTCTGTCAATATAGGACTAAGAAATTTTTGAAAAAAATTTGCACTCGGGGCTGTATCGCCCCGAATGCCTGTTTTCTCAATCCTCGAAGTTCCAGTGAATCTCCATCCGATCATCTGGATAAAGGAACACATCCTTCACGAACTTCTCCCACATCTCTTCCGTCATCTCTGTGACATCCAGAAAAGACTTTGCCGTCTCAATCCTCTCTGCCGCTTCATCATCGGAATCCTTTGCCAGCTGCTCCACCATGCTCGCATCAGATATCTTCTGTTCAAGCTCTGCGATCTCAGCATCATAGCCCTGCTTCTTCTCTTTGAAAGTCTCCCGGTCAATGCTACGATCAGCCAGCTTCTCAAAAAGTATCTGTTTAGCCTTCTTTGTAGATTCCAATGCGCTTTTCAGGCTGTGAACCGTATCAACGCCTGCTGCCTTGTCCGCATTCTTCTTCAGCTTCAGTTCTTCCCGTTTCATGACCCTCTGCATTTTGCTCTTCAGGTCTCTCAGAACAACTTCATCAAGATACGGTTCCTTATCCTTTACAGAACGGCACTCACAATCTTCTTTCAGATAGTATCCCCTCGCACAGTACAGATCCTCGCCGTTCCGCCGGTTCAGCCCTCTGCCGCAGACACCGCATCTGTAATGCTGTTTTTTGAACGGTGCCGCCGGTGCCTGCTCGCTGAATGTATCCTGTACCTGACAGAACTCTTCCTTTGTAACAATCGGCTCATGCATCCCCTCAACACGGATCCATTCATCTTTCGGCTTCCTTTTCAGCTTGCCGCTCACCTTGTCGAATCCGGATTTCAGGGAAACGACCGTACCGGTATAAATCTCATTACAGAGGAGCTGATACACGGAACCGGAAGTCCAGCACATACTTTCAAACCCGTCACCGTGGTTGGTAGCCTCACCCTTCTCGTGCTTATACACCGTCTGGCACTTGATATCGCGGTCATTCAGATTCCGCGCTATCTCCGTCAATCCCATACCCGCCAGCCTCATATCAAAGATTTCCCTGACAACCGCCGCCGCTTCCGGATCCAGTTCCAGCTTGTGCTTATCCTTCTTTTTCTTCCGGTATCCGTAAAGCGTCTGTCCGGCTGAATACTTTCCCTGATATGCCATCTGTTTCTTTGATTCCCTGACCTTCTTCGACAGATCCCTGGAATAGATGTCATAAACCAGATTCTTGAAGGCAATATCCAAACCGCCCTCGCACTTATCGCTGTCATAATGATCATTGATAGCGATGAACCTTACCCCCAGGAAAGGGAAGAGCTGTTCCAGATAATCGCCTAGCTCCACATAATCCCTTCCAAAGCGGGAACAGTCTTTTACAATGATGCAGTTGATCTTGCCCTTCTTTGTCAGCTCGATCATTTCCGTGAACTGAGGCCTTGTGTCAAAGAACCTGCCGGAAAGACCATCATCACAACGCTCGATCACATTGCATCCCTTAAACTCAGGCTGCCTATTGATGAAATCCATAATAAGCCTTCGCTGAGAAGTAATGCTTCCGCTCTCTACCTTGCGTCCGAAGATATCCCGGTCTTCATCGGAAAGCCTCATGTAAGCACATATCGTATAGTTCTTCATGCTACCTCAGCCCCTCTCTTTTCGACCAGATCATTAAACGCCTTCCATTCATCGGCAAAAGTGTATTCCACTTCAAACCGTGTCTTGCTGAAGCAGGTGATCTTGCTGATAAATGCCACCACCGCTTCACGGCTCAATTCCTCGATGCCGATATAATCAGAGAAAGTCGCCGCCATTTCTTCATCACCGCCGTATGAAACGGAATAAGTCGTAATAGCATTCCTGACCTCTTCCATATTCGCTTCCAGCGAATCCAATTCAGAAACATACCCAGCTTTCATTTCCAGATACTCATCCTCGGAGAAAACGCCATCCGTGAAATCCTCGTACAGATTCCTGATGAAGCCATTGACCTTATCCTTACGATCTTCCAGCTCTGACAGTTTCTTCTCCAGTTCAATCCTCTTACCCACCGCTACCGGTTTCCGGTTCAACTTCTTCAGCCGGTCTTTTGCCTCTATATAAAGAGCTATATGCTCTTTGATCAGATTCATCACTGTATCTTCAATCTCTGAAGCTTTCACATTCTTAGGCGGATCGTTCGGACCGTAATTTGCCGAACGCCTGCACACATAAGTGCTATAATGCCCCACACCGTTGACCAGCTTCACCGTCCTGCGGTAAATGTTCATCTTATTCCCGCAATGACCGCAATACAGGATTCCTCTGAGCAGGCTTTCCTTTTTATTCTGGATGCCCTCATATTTCCCCCGTGTCGAAAAATATTCCTGACGCTTGGATTCCATCATCTTCTGTGCCAGATCAAACATATCCCGGTCAATGATCGCCTCATGATGGTTCTCAACATAATAGCCGTCATCGCGCTTGACCTCGGAGGTGATACCCTTGTAATAGCACTTCATGGTCTTGCCAATCAGAACATCCCCTTTATATATAGGATTTAATAGCATGTTCCGAATCTGCTTTCCTTCCCACAGATTCGTGTACTTCTGCTTATGGATCACATCCTTTTCCTGCCAATACACGCTCGGAGCCGGGATCTCGTCCATATTCAGATCTCTTGCAATCTGCGCCATGCTCTTTCCGCCGGTATATTCCGTAAAGATACGAACCACGACATCCCGCACGTCTTCATCTACCAAAACCATATGCGAATCATCCGGATCCTTCTTATATCCATAGGCCGCCGTCGTTGCAAAAAAGATTCCCTGCTTAAACTGATTCTCAAATGAAGTCCTGATCTTCTTTGAAATATCCTTGGCATAGGCCTCATTGATCAGATTTTTCAGCGGAACCACCAGCCCGTCTTCCGTTGGATCGGATGTAAGACTGTCGTAATTATCCGTCACGGCTATGAACCTGACCCCGAAGAACGGGAATATCTTCTCGATATAGTCCCCGGCTTCCAGATAGTTCCTTCCAAGTCTCGACAGGTCTTTTACCACAACGCAGTTTATCCTGCCGCTCCGGATATCCTCGATCATCCGGTTAAACTCAGGCCTGTCGAACTTCGTGCCCGTAACGTGACGGTCAACATATTCGTCGATCAGTACCAGCGAAGAATCCTTCACCACGTAATCCTTCAGGAACTCCAGCTGATTTTCCACGCTTTCACTCTCGATCTTGCGTTCATCCTCTCTGGAAAGCCTGACATATACCGCCGTCTTATATCCTTTAACCTCAGCCGCCTGCGATACCGCAGCCGCCGATTCTTTTCTGCTCTTACGTGCCATTTATACCGCCTCCTTCATCTTCTCGGAATAAAGCTCTACAACGCGCTCCATTTCTTCAATCGCCTTCTGGAAACGATATGTAACCCGTATCGTGTCGGTATCAAATACCTCGATTCTCTCTATCAGAAAAGCCACAAGCTCACGGTTAAGCTCTGTGAAGCCTTCATAACTCTTCAGCTTCTCGATCCATCCCTGCTTCCCGGATCCGTTTGCAAGAATGCCATCCCTCTCTGCTTCAAGTGAAGATATACTCTTCTCAATATCCGCAATCTGGCGCTGATACTGATCCCTGAGCATAGAGTATTCATCCTTGGAAAGAACCTCGTCCTTATAATCCTCGTACAGATTTTTCTTACGGTCATTGCAGGTCTCGGCTTCTTCACGCAGCTTCTCAATCCGTCTGTCATACTTCACGATATCCGGCTTCATACCGGACGATTCATTGATGATCTCCAAAGCATCCGACAATCCGATTACCTTAGCTATGCTTGCCTTGACCAGCTCCATCACGCCCGCTTCAAGCTTTTTCTCGGAAATGCTGTGCATACTGCACTTTGTCTTATCCCTCTTGTTGCCGGAACAAACATAATAGACATATCTCTTGTCACCTGCCGGAACCGTCTTGCGGATCATCGGCTCTCCACAATCGGCACAATATACCAGACCGGATAACGGAAACAGTTCCGCTTGTCCCGGAGATACCCTTGTATCTCTCAAAAGCAAGTCCTGTACCAGCACAAAATCACTCTTGGGAATGATAGGCTCGTGCATATCTTCCACGCGGACCCATTCGCTTTCATCCTTATGGATGCGCTTCTTGATCTTATAATTCGGTGTGGTACATTTGCCCTGGACGACCGTTCCGATATAAACCTCATTTTTCAGAATCCTGAGCACCGCATTATATGTCCACTTCGGCTTCACATTCTTGCGGAAGCTGCTTTCAAGCGATACTCCGATACTCTTCTTATACTGAAGCGGCGACAGGATGCCGTCAGCGTTCAGTTTGTCCGCTATGGACTGCTGGCTCATGCCGCAAAGCTTCATTGCGAAGATATCCCTGACCACATCCGCCGCATATTCATCAACGACCAGATGGTTCTTGTTCTCTTCATCCTTCAGATACCCATAAGCGGCAAAAGCACCGATATACTCTCCATTCCGCCTCTTGATATCCATGTGGCTTCTGATCTTGATGGAGATATCCCGGCAATACGCATCATTGATCAGATTCTTGAAGGGAATGATCATGTCACTTCCCATATCCTCGTTGATACTGTCGTATCCGTCCGTGATAGCTATGAAGCGGATACCCAGCATCGGGAAAATCTTCTCAATGTAGCGCCCGGATTCAATGTAGTTTCTTCCGAATCTCGACAGATCCTTTACGATGACGCAGTTGATCTTGTCTTCCCTGATGTCGGAAAGCATTCTCTGGAACTCCGGTCTCTCGAAATTAACGCCACTGAAACCGTCATCCGTGTACGTGGAAACCACGGTGATCTCAGGGTGGGACTTCAGATAGTCCATGACCAGTTCTTTTTGATTAGCGATACTGTTGCTTACCTGCTTGCCGCCCTCAGCAACATCGCCGTCCTCCCTGGATAACCTAAGGTACACGGCTGCCTGATAAGATTTTGAAATGTTTGCCATTGTTTTTCCTCCTGTTCTGTATTCCGGGTGTCAATTCGATAATCCAGAACGGAGAAAACCAACAGCGGTTTAGTCCGCTTACAGATTACCACGGAACAAACCCGTTATCAGTGACTTTGAGCGATGTCCAAGGACTTCTTACAATGTCCTCGCGAACTGCTCGAACCGTTCCCTAAGGGATACTCCGTCATTGCTGTAAACATTCTTCACGACCATCTTTCCGACACGGAAGCAATACGGATTCTTTACCTGCCTTAAGAACTCAGCCACTCTTTCTTCTTTTGATAAGCTCTCGTCAATCTCGATCGTAGTGATATCCACCAACGTTTCGGGATCTACCGTTCTTACATCAACATTCTTCATTTCTTCAATCGTCATAAGAAAAGACCTCCTGTGCTTTCTGGAGGTCTAGGTATGAGTTGAGGGCATTTTCCGATTTTTTAGTGCTTTTCTTACAGAAAATATAAAAAAGCCTGCAAGCATCAGGATTTCTCCCAACACCTGCAGGCTCAATAACGATTCGTTATTCAGTTAAACTCTCTTCACGAAATCCAACGAAATCCATCCGATTCCACTCTTCAGCCTTCCCCATGCAGAAGCACCCTTTCCGGACTTCACTTCCACAATGGTATAAACCCCGACCGGACAAAACTGCACCCTGCCGTAATCCGTCCCCGGACCCTTCCTGATATTCAGATCAGATATACTGACCTTCACCAGAAACGGCACCTTTTCCGCAGGCTCCACCGTCTTCGGCTCATATACCACATTGCCGTCAGCATCGAACACCTTATATCCCGGATTCTGATCCGCACACTTCTTCGCATTATCCAGAATCTTAAAAGCACCCTTCTGCGTCTTGCTGTCAGCCCAGCTCTTGCGGACACGGTACCACCGGATCACTTCACCGCCGCCGGAATCCTTCGCGTCATACTGCGTCAGGTTCCATTTCTCAATGATGGAGCAAAGCTTCTCCACATAAGTCAGGCTTGTGGCATAGCCGCCGTCCTTGATGATCTGCACAGCCTTCTTATAATCCGTGCATCCCTTCAGCCCGTCATACCTGAGCTTGCTGCCGTTCTGCGCCCCAAGCAGATAAGCAGAATGGTCGGCGATAGAATCCTCAATGCAGGGATATTTGCGGAAATCAGCCGTGATCGTCTCATAGCTTCCGTCCGTGTGCTGTTCCTGCGTCTTTTTAGTGTACTTGCTCTTTCCATCCCAGGTGGAACCGCTCCAGGTGTTCCCGGACAGGCTGCACTTCATCCCGAAGATATTGTTGGCGTTCTGCGCAAGCTCGCTCTTACCATACCCGGATTCCAGAATGAACTGAGCCAGCGATACCGATGCCAGGATGCCGCTCTTCTTCATGTCAGCCGTGAAAAGCGCACCGACCTTCTTGATCGCATCCTCTTCGGACAGATCCTTCAGCACAGCCGCCTGCGTACCCTTTGAGCCGGAATCCGAATCCGATCCCTGCAGGGCTTTCGTCACCTTCTCAGCCAGATCGCCCATCCTCGCGTACATCCAGTTGCCCGGACAGGACTTATTCGCAAACCACCTGTGAACGGTCAGGATCATCTCCCCGCTCTTTGGAGAATAGTTCAGCGTTTTATCCTTATCCCCAAACCAGATCAGCTTATTCTTGCCGTTGCGCTTGCAGATATCGATGCAAAGCTTGATCAGAGTCTGATACACCACATCCCTGAAAGCATAAGGCTCAGTGGTATCAGAAGCGCACTCAATCGTGATTGCTCTCTGGTCATTGACATTACTGGAAGTACACCAGGAACGATTCTTCTCTTCCACATACAGAGCCACCCTGCCGTCCCGGTCGATGCCGTAGTTGCTGGATGCCTGCGTGGACTGCTTCTCAAACCATTCCCCAAGACCTTCTGCAGTGCACTGGCCGACCACACAATGAGGCGTGATCCTGTCAATCGCCATCGTCCTCTGACCGGAATGATTCGGACTCAGCTTTGTATAAACTACCATCGGACTATTGGTATATCCCATTACTCGTCACCTTCCTTTTTCTCTTCGACAGCTTCCTTGCCGTCATCTTCCTTCTCGCTCCTGTCATGCAGCTGCTCCAGCACCTTCCTGAGCTTCACCGGAATCGGCAATCCCAGATAAGCGGCGTTCTCTACCAGCGACAGCCCTTCATTGCTCAGATAGAAGAAAATGATCGCCGTCCTTAAAACGCCCGCTTCTCCGAAGATCTGAGCGTCCAGGATATGGCCGATGCCTACCAAGGCAAAGATCAGCACCTTCCGGCAGATTCCCTTGAACCCCACGGCAGAAGAAAGCTTCTTATCCGCTACCGCACACATGATCCCGGTGATATAGTCCAGAACCACGAACGCAAGCAAGGCATAAAGCAGCCCGTCACACCCGCCAAGGAAATAGCCAAGCCATCCGCCCACAGCCGCAAAAATCGCCTGAATCACATTCCAAAACTCTTTCATCGCAAATCCCTCCATTTCGTTGCAAAATTAAAGGGACAGCCGAAGCCATCCCTTAGAAACCATTATTCAATTACCCGAAGCCTTATACCGTCTGCTCCGTCAGCGTGTACGTGATCTTCATGGTCTTATCCGCATTCTTCACCACAGCCTGCGACAGATTACAGATCGTAGCCAGATACGGCGTAAGGATCCATGTGTACCTGTACTGATTTAGATAAGCGCCGCCCCAGGCGAAAACATATTCCTTATACCGGAAGAACGGCGTGGAAACATTGCCGCATCTTATCCCGGCATAGGTCGCAAGCACATTGTCACTTACGTCAATCTCAAAATCATAGGCAACGATGATGTCATTGATGAGCGACATGCAGCAGTCACAGCTTCCCGTATCACCCAGGCACTTCATCTGGGAAGTAAAGCCCAGAGAGATCAGCGTCACATCCGTGCTGTTGGAAATATTGATCTTGTAAACGCCGGTCTTATCATAAGACGGCGCGTACAAATATCCGTTTCTCACTACCGCGCTTCTGTTCCCGGAAGGATAACTCGAACCTTCCTTGAAGCTTCCCATTATCATCAGCGTAGCATTGGAAAGCGTCCAGCTTCCTTCCGTAAAGGTATAATCACTCTGCTTGATCTTGATCCACAGCACCGTCGCGCTTCCGGATGAGTTGCCCTGATTGGAAAATCCATACCAGTACCCGTCGCCACCATCCATGAAGATTCCATACGGCGTGTAACTTCCGTAGAAACGGAAGGTCGAACACTGCAGAACCGTCGTATCCTCCAAGGTCAGCGTGCTGTCATCCAGCTTCTCATTCAGCCCGATATCAAATACCGGAATCCTGTACCTCTTAATCGTCACAGTATTGCTCGCATAAGACAACGAATATAGCTTCGCATTCGTAAAATCCACCGTCACTGCCCTGAACAGATCATTGATGAAACCATCCTCATCATCCAGGCTTACCTTCTTGATCTGCAAAAGCGTTGAATCCACCGCAACATCAGATCCATAAGCATTAGCCCCGCCATGCTTGGAAGTCAGACCGACCGCCGCGATCGTGCCGTTTCCCTGCGAAGGCGTGAACTCCCAAACAAACTTGAAACCATTCGACAGCTTCATGCTCTCTGTCAGGTTCATACTGCCACGCTTCGTGTTCGCAGTGGCATTGACATCATTTGAAGCATACGCCACCGGCAGATTCGTTGATGGCAGATAAAGATTATCCGCCTGCTCCGTAATGGAACTCGGAAAAAGAAGGATGCCTCCGATCATGTTCGGGCAGATCGGAAGCAGCTCATCATTCCATGTCAGGGAATCATCATACTGCCCACCGGCCTTATACATGACACCCATCGGATTCACGCCCAGAATGTCATTGACGGCATTGGTGACCATATTGGTCTCCGATACCGTCTCCACAACACCCGTATTCACATCTTCCAGTTCCAAGACCAGATTACCTGTATATCTCTTCATAAAAGCCTCCTAACTATTGCTTCCCGGCACATCCACCGGCATAGCGAATCCGCCGACAGCTGTTCTTCCTGATTTCACATCGGAATAGAACCGCTTCACGGTCTCTTTGATCTCCCAGACATCACTCTCGGTAAATGCCTTCACCTGCAGCCTGTCTGTCTGCGAACCGTTGCCGATCCTGAACAGGTCAATATATTCCTCAACATCGATCCTGCCATCCCATGCTGCAGAAGCGCCCATGCTCTGACCGGAAATGGAAGCAATACACATCCCGGTATCCACCTCAGCCGTACCGCCCTCGCACCGCATATAGACATTGAAGATATTCGTGAAATTCGGGATCACATCCTCAATCGGATAATACAGAAGGATCGTATGCCGCCCTGAGTGCCAGTTTTCCTGCGGATAATGCACCGGGATCATCTGGTTATTGAATTCAAAGGAAAAGATCACATCCGCGTGACCATCCTCCGTCCAGCTTACAGGAAGGGATACCGTTACCGTCTGCTCTTCCGTATTACCGATCACTTCCGGATTATCAGGATCCAGAGGCTCCGGTTCATCCACCGCAACCGACGGAATCACCACATCCCCGGAAGCCGTTGCATTCTTAGTCACCTGCTGAGCCGTAATGTCCACGATCACCTGCCCGAAGAACTGCGCATGGTTCGCTTCCGTTGTGGCAAACTCAATGGAAATGATTTTCGTATCCACATTCCCGACGGTAAATGCGGATGCATTCGTAAATGTATGAATACCGATTTTGCCCGCCTCAATCTGAGCCAGAAGCCCGGAAATGTTCTTATCATTCTTGCTCTTCGCCTGAGACAGCTTCGGATTCTTGCCCACACACTTGATAGTCTGCCTGCCGCCAATCTTGATCCCGTTCGACGTAATGCAGGCAATCTTCGTCGCATCCGCCTGTCCGCCGGTAAAAGATAGAATGTCTCCCACATCCAGCGCCGGATTCCCGATAGTATCCGAATCAAACGGCACATAATTCACCACGGACAGGTCATTAAGGATATTTGTGCAGAGCTGCCGTCTGGTCTCTTCCAGGCCAAACTGTAACAGAGGATTAACACCCAGATTCATGGTCAGACCGTCATCCGGATCCAGCGCATAATACTCCGCGATCTGCGTTCTCAGGTTCGTTGAAGAAACCGCCGTATATCTCGTAATAAAGTCTGAAAAGCTGGAAGTAAACCTGTGCTTCCTCTCCACAGTCAGTACCGGCGTATTACCATACTTCCGAAGCTCCAGCTCCCCGGCTCTGTTGATCACGAAAAAACCGCCAAGTACCTGTCCCACATAGAACAGCACATCGCGGTATGTCTCAATATCATTATCAGAATAGATGGACAGGTTCTCGGTTCCGTTTGGCATTGCCTCAATCGTTGCCCTGTCCTGAGCCAACGTCACATCACAGGCCGTACTGCAAAGCACCATGAAGTCATAGGCATTACCAATGGATTCCAGGGAAGTAAAAGCCTTCTCAAACCTCACCATGTAATCATAAGCTTTGATCTCCAGACACTTTGCTTTCCGGTTTGCTTCCGATACTTCAAAGATTCCCATCGGGATCGTTTCATAGGAACCGCCAGCCACCTGCAAATGATAGAACAGCTCCACCTTCGCATCTTCCAGTGTGTACCGGTTAATCTCAGAGAAAAGAGAGATTCCCATCTCCGCAGCATACACTGTTCCCAGTTCGATCTCCGTGGATCCGCAGCACTGGGAAGTGATATACCCGCTACCCTTGACCATATCATCCTGATTAAAGTTATAAACCGTTCCGGCAGTCGTTGTGATCCTGCCGGTCCAGTAATATTTTCTTGTATTTGCCTTCACCGCTTCAAGGAAGGCATTGCTCACTGGATACATAGCCGCCCTCCTTAGAACTCTTTCAGCGTGAAGGACACCTCCCACAAGCTCCCATAGCTCGTATCGCTGACCAGCTTCACCTGATACCCGTCAATATACATCTGCGTATTCACGATGTTCATGGTTTCCAAGTCCAAATATCCCACCGTAATGCTTGCCAGCTTCTTATACGCCGAAAACTTATTCAGCCACTTCTTCGATACCCGGAAAGTCACGCCGATCTGAACAACACCTTCTCTTACTACATCTCTCTGTGTGGTTCCCGCTTCCGTAACACCGCCGCTGTCTGCCTCAACATCCGATAAACTCACAGAATAAGAGGCAGGCATCGGGATATTCTCATTGTTAAAAACAAGATACTGCAAATGAGCCATATTACCTGCCTCCACTTCTTAAATTCATTCTCTGCTGAGCCGTAACCACAATCTCATCGATCATGTCACCGCCGATATAAACAGGGATCACGATATCCCCTGCAGCACCGCCACCGGCCAGAGCTGTGTTCAGTGCCGTATTGATACCGGAAATCAGATCACCGCTTGATGCAGCAGAACCGAAATAGCCACCCTGAGCCGCCATTACCCTCGGAGTAATGGTCAGATCAGAAGTAACGCCATTCATGGCGTTCTCGATCATGCCCCGGCTCTTCTCAATACCCTTCGCCAAGCCTCCTATAAAATCAGGCATCCACTTCTCGTAATCCGTCAAAGGTCCTTCATCCGGCACGGAGAAATGCAGGAAGCTCCGGATCTTATCCGCAACCGATGAAACCGCATCCCCGACCTTACCGATCATGGACTTGATACCATTTACGATACCGCCGATAAAATCAGCGCCCCACTGGAAGGCTTCCGATGCCAGGTTCTTCACAAAATTGATTGCCTTGTCAAATCCGCTCTTCACAGCGCCATAGATATTTCCGCAGACATTCTTGATGCCGTTCAGCATCGCATTGAACGCATTGGAAACGGCATTCTTTATGGCATTGGCCGCATTCGACACCGCAGACTTGATATTATTCCAGGCTGTCGTAACCGCATTCTTGATCCCGTTCACGATATTTGTGATCGTGGTCTTAATGCCATTCCAGACCGTTGTTACCGCGGACTTGATCGCATTCAGCACCGTTGTGATAGCGGTCTTGATACCATTCCACGCCGTACTCAGGAAAGTGGATATCGCCGTTACCACTGTCGTGATAACCGACTTGATCCCGTTCCAGATCGTAGTGAAGAAAGTTTTTATCGCATTAAACACCGTAGTCACGGTATTCTTGATCGCATTCCAGGCATTCGTCAGGAACGTGCTGATCGCATTTACCACAGTCGTGAAGATATTCTTGATACCTTCCCAAAGCCCGGTAAAGAAGGAAGAAATCGCGTTCCATACGGTCTCAGCCGTGGACTTGATTGCTTCCCAAGCCGCCTTGAAAAATTCCTTCAATGCTTCCCATACGGCAATGGCAATCTCTTTTATTCCTTCCCACAGATCAATCCAGAACTGTCGGAACTCTTCGCAGTTGTTCCAGAGATAAATAAACGCCGCCACCAGAGCAACGATCGCCGCTATGATCAACACATACGGATTCGCCGCGCATACCGCATTGAAAGCCGCAAAAACACCCTTCGCCGCATTGATCACACCTGCCAGCTTCGGCACCAATGTCATAATGGTACCCACGGCAGAGATCACCTTACCGACGATGATCAGCACCGGACCGATAGCCGCAGCCACCAAAGCGATCGTAACAATAACCTTCCTGGTTCCTTCATCCATTGAATTGAGCCAGTCCACAAACTTCTGGATCCATCCGACTATGGTTCTGATCGCAGGCATCAGCAATTCCCCGAAAGAGATTGCCAGTTCCTGCAGCTGTGACTTCAGGATCGTCAGCTGACCGGCAAGGTTATCATTCATGGTCTCAGCCATACCGGCAGCACATCCGTCACAGTTATCAATCGCAGATGAAAGTTTATTGATATCCGCTTCCCCGGCATTCATCAGAGCCAAGAATCCGGACATCGCATTCTTACCCACAAGACTTTCAGCCGCCTGTGCCTTCTCCGATTCCGTCAGACCGGAAAAAGCCGTCCGGCAGTCAGCCAGAATGTCACTCAGATCCCTCATGGAACCATCGGCATTTGTGGTAGCGATCGTCACTTCACCGATAGCCGATCCGCAGACCGTCACATCTCCGGACAGATTATTCATGATAGTTCTGAGTGCTGTACCAGCCTGAGAACCCTTGATACCGGCATTGGCCATCAGACCAATCGCTTCTGCCGTATCCTCCGCAGAGAATCCCAAAGCACCTGCAATCGGAGCGCAATACTTGAAAGTCTCGCCCATCATGCTGACATTCGTATTCGCATTGCTCGAAGCCGCCGCCAGTATATCTGCGAAATGTCCGGAATCGGAAGCCGACAATCCGAAAGCCGTAAGCGCATCCGTTACGATATCGGAAGTTGTAGCCAGATCCTCACCGGAAGCAGCCGCCAGATTCATGACACCCTCGATACCTTCCAGCATATCAGATGTCTTCCAGCCGGCCATAGCCATATAGTTCATGGCTTCCGCCGCCTCAGATGCGGAGAACTTCGTCTTGGAACCCATCTCACGGGCTTTTTCTCTCAGGGCATCCAGCTCTGCTCCCGTAGCACCTGACACCGCCGCAACCTTGCTCATGGCGGTATCAAAATCAGCGGCAGTTTTCACCGCCGCCGTACCTAATCCCACAACGCCCAGAGTTACCGGCATGAACTTCTGTCCGACATTCGTGATATTGTCACCGACCGTCTTCAGCTTCTCACCCTTTGCGGCGATATCCTGAAGCGCCGTGCCGGAAGCCTTCGCCTGTTCCTCCAAGGACTTCAGCTTCTGTTCCGTTTCAACGATCTCACGCTGCAGGCCGTCATACTGGTCCTGCGTTATCGTTCCGTCCTTTAATGCCTGCTCAGCCTGTTCCGCTGCCGTCTTCAAGGTCTCCAGCTTTTCCTTCGTTTCCTTGACGGCATCCCCCAGGAGCCTGTGCTTCTGTGCCAGAAGTTCCGTATTTCCCGGATCAAGTTTCAGGAGCTTATCGACATCACGCAGCTGGCTCTGAGTATTTCTGATCTCTGTATTTACACCCTTCAGGGCAGTCTGTAATTTGGTTGTATCGCCGCCGATCTCAACGGTAATACCCTGAATTCTGCCAGCCATGTCTCAACCTCCTTCCCATTAGAATCGATCCATATCATCCTGGCTTGCGATCTGATCATGAGGCTCGTCATCCCTCTGAAGTTCCGTGTACATATCAAGCACGGTTCCGATCGTCAACAGTTCCAATTCGCTGATATGGATTCCCAACTGCACACACCTCAGCAACAAAAGAGGCGTTGTCATTTCCCGGTCAGTCGCTCGAAGTTTTTTTTACTCTCCACCTGCGTCTGCACATTCAAGCCCCATAGCTCGATGATCTCAGGAAGCACCTGGTAAATGGAAAAGGTTCCGAACTGATCAAGCCATTCATCCGGCGTGTCGGGAACCCCCTGCGGATCCGCATGCTTCGCCATGATATAGCTGATATCCTCGAACAATTCCAAAGAGAAAGTGTCCAATGCAGAAGCCTCCGGATCTTCCTGATCGATACTCTTCTGAAGGTCATGCAGATCCTTATAGATATCACGATGGAATCTGTTTCTGTATATTCTCGGAATGGCTGCCGATGCCTTAAAAGTCACATCCTTGCCATCAATATTCACTGTCTTTGTAAGTGCCATTTCACTTTCCTCCAATCATAAGAATGGGCAGAGCCGAAGCCCTGCCCTAAACACTTATCAACCCTGTCCGTTCTTCGTTACCGTTACGGTATATGCCGTACTTACTGCTCCGGTCTTGCTTGCGATCACCGTCACTGTATTGGTTCCGCTCGCCCAGGTCGCATCATTACCGCTGGTATGAGCCACCCCGTTCACAAGGATCGTAACCGCTGTTCCGCTTGCTGCAGTAGCAGATACCGCATCCTCATCATTCACGGTCTCAGCCGTATAGGAAGTGGTACCGGCATCAAAAGCAGGCGTAAGCTGCAGGCTTCCAATCGTGATCCCGGTAAGAACCGCAGATACCTGTGCATGCTCTGTCTGATAGACATTGGAATACCATCCGTTGTAAACCGCATCTGACGTATTCGCACCGGTCTTTACCTTCACAAGTCCGTTCGGAAGCGGAGTCGCCGTGATCTCCAGCTTCTCGGTCTGTACTTCCTTACTATCCTCATTGGTCTTTCCTTCGATCGTAGGTCTTGCAGCGGTACAGTAATACATACAGTGCCTGATCTTTTTCTTATCCCCGGAAAACTCGAAAAGCAGAGCGAAATGCTCCGGCTCCACCGTGGAATCCTCCACCAGAACACCGTTCGCATCCTCAGTCTCCTTCAGGATATCCTTCCTGAAGCTTTCCGGAATCAGCGCGATTTCCAGATCACCGGAATAACCGTTGTTCGCTACAGTGGTGTAATACACCATATCATCCGCATAGAACGGTTCGGTATCGCCCTCCGGATCAAGCGACAGGTTCACAGCACCCGGAATCGCAACAGGCGTACCAAATGTCACGGCATTGGTATCCGGATCAAGTGTCGCCTTCGCATAATGGCAGTTCTTAAGGCCGAACTTCACCTTGTTGTTTGTACTCGGCATAATTAACCTCTCTTTCCGCTATACCGTCATCTGGTACAGCACTTCGTATAGTTTTTCTGATTCGATCCATACCTCCGATTTGTTCCAGAAAATCTCATGCGCGTTCAGCACCGCTTCCACGCTGTCTTCCAGTTCCGGATCCTTCTCGTCGGTATAAAGTTCAATGCTCAGGTTGGAAAACTCCACATAGACCACATCATCAGCGGCAAAGTTCTCCGAACCCGGAAACAAAAAGCAGATGAACGGCGGATCAGGCGATTCACCCTCCGCAAAATGGTCATACGCAAAAGGGATCTTCATTTCCTCAATCATCTGCATCACTTCTTCATGCGTCATCCTTATTCCTCCCGATCTCTATGATGCATTCGGCAGCATGACGACAGACCGGACAGTTATAGGGATATCCGCGGCATTTCTCGCCCCGCCGTGTGCCGTAATAAATCAGCACCCCAAACACGGAAATCCCGACAGCAATAACGAACAACAAAAGAATGATCTCCATATCACTAACCGCCCTTCTGTAAATCCCTCTCGATATCCCTTGTCAGCTGCTCGATACCCGCCTGCTCCGCAGGAGCGATATGAGGGAAAGCCCTCGTTCTTCCGCCGCCCCTCTTCGCATGGCCGAGCTCCAAAAGATGCGTCAGCTGATACCTCTTGGAGTGCACCACGATCTGGATGGAATCGGATGTTTCCCTGGTCTTTTTGATCGCCCAGCTTTTGGAATACTTCCCGGTCTTTTTCGGAGCCGTGCTTTCGATCTGCTGCTTCACGGTCTTACCAGCCTTCTGGACATCCGCCTTCAGGTCATCCACCGCAAGCTTCGCGTATTCCTCCATGCCCTTCATCACGGTATCCGCCAACTGATCGATCTTTATCATCTGACTCATCGCCGCTCCTTCCTGCAGGTAAACTTCAGCGACCGTTTCCTGAAATTCATGTGGTCAATGTTCTCGATGTTATAAAGCTCACCCATGAACACTACCCTGAATCCCGTGGAAGTGATTGCCGCCGTCTTCGCACAATACCGGACCGTAACGGTCATGGAAGCTTCCTCAACCGTAGTACCGGCAACCTGCTCTTCCTTGGAACTTGCCATGCCTTCGCCGCCGATCGTCGCAAAACATGTATAGTAATCCGTCCAGGCATTCTTATGATTCCCGTACTTATCTGTCACGGTCTCATTCTTCTGGAATGTCACCTTTGATCTGAGTGCTGCCACATCCATCAGAATCCCTCCTTCCGGCTCCCGAATAGCAAAGCCCTCAGAGTCAGATCCATTGCATGGTGGTCAGCCTCTTCCCGGTGTTCGTACAGATAAGCCACCGTAAACATCACGGCAATCTTTCCGTTCGGACAATCCTCCAGATCGTTCTCATCGTCTGTCCGCAGGATATCCATGCACTGCTTTACGCCTGCCGTTATGAAGTTTTCCAGCAAAGAATCATCATCCTCGAAATCAATCCTCAGATAATTTTTCATCTCATCCACAGTCACGATCATCTGTCATCACCTCACAAAAAGGCGGCAGATCACACCGCCGCCCCATATTTCTTACGCAGGCTCCACAATCTTGATCTTGTAAGCCGTTTCAGCATATCCGTTAGCCCACAGAGTGAAGTTATCAACGGATCTCTCCGTGTTATCACCCGCAAGCACAAGGTCAGCCGCAACCCAGCGGACAAAATATCCCGCTGAAAGATCACAGGCCGTTGCCTCAGCGACATCCTCATCACCCAGGACAGAACCGTTGTAGTACAATCCTGTAATCGGAGAAATGCCGACACCAAGACCGATACCCAGCCACTTGTGAACGCCCCAGCCATTGCCACCATCAAAATCCTTAAGGTTCTTCACCTTATCGGCTAATGTGATCGTGATCTCATGGGTATCGTTATCCACCGCAACATTGGAAATCTTGCCGGTGTTATACTGGCGATCTGCATGACCGGAAACGCTGTCCGTTACCGCCGCATACTGCATGGTGAAAGCATCGCCCACCATAAGCCCTGCATTCTTCAGATTCGTAATCAACGTGTTCAAAGTTGCGCGGACTTTCGCAGCTGAATCACTGGTCACATCAGCCGTGCTCATATTCGGAAGCAGGCCGTTGTCATATACGATCTTTCCTCCGATATGGGTGACCTCGCCGCCCTGCTCCGTATAATTCTTTGCGTTATATTCGCTCATCTCAAACCTCCAAATCCGGGCTGCTGCTTTTTACACGGCAGCCCTGTAATCTGCTAACCTTACGCCTTCATCTTCAGGAGCTTGATTCCTTCAGGAAGGATCACCTTGCCGTCAACACGCTCGGTTGCGACAAAGCCAACCTGTCCGTTAGTGCTGTAAAGCTCATTGAGTCTCTGTACGGTCCTGCCGGAACGGTCAGCGATCCAGTAATTCTTGAAATCACCGAACGCAACAGAGAAAGCACCGGCTTCCATCTGCGGAACATAAGGACTGGTGTAAAGGTCATAGCCCAGGAGCTTGTCCGGCTCACCTGCCTGAAGGGAAGGCTGCCAGAGATACACGCCGTTACCGTCCTTCAACTTCCTGATCGCGGAAATAGTCGCGTCATTCGCAAGGAACTTCGCGTTTCTGCGGTAAGGGCTCTTCAGCGCATACACAAGGCTGATAAGCTCATCCGCAGTCACAGCGGTAGAAGATGCGGCAGTCACGCCCACCTGTCCGCCGTTCGCGGTAAAGATACCCGTAGGCTGACCGGTTCCGGTACCAACACAGAACGCCTCTTCCTCAGCAATACCGAACGCCCTCGCAAACTCATTGGCGATATAGCTTTCCAGATCGAACATGGAATCCTGAAGAAGCTCGATGGAAACCTTCACAAGATCCGTAAGCTTAAACGCATCAATGGTCTTCTGGTCGAAAGAAGGATCGCTCTCGGTATAAGCGCCGTTCTCAGCAGTCCACTTCGCCTCGGAATGGGTAGCCGCAACCGGGATCTTTCTTTCAGCGCTTGTAGTAATGACCTTCGCAAGACCTCTCACCACATTCGCCTCGTCCAGACCCATCACGATCTGCCTCTCGAACTCTTCCGGTACAAGATAGCCGCCGTCCGCCTGCACGCCCTCGGAAAGAACATTATGCACAAGCCTCTTGCCGCGGAGATGTGCGCCGAAATCTTCCTTGTAGGCATTGGAAGCACGGCCGGTCTTTTCGTCCATATCCTGCTTCACAGGTCTTCCGGTAAGGGGCATGTTTACAGGCTTGTTGAACTCAGCCTCCCTTGCCTCGGCTCTCTGCTGACGGTCGATAGCCGCAGTCAGATCCTCGATCTCCTGCTCCATACGGCTGTAAGTCGCGTTATCCTCCGCAGACAGAACGCCGTTCTCATTCTCGTGGGTATCCACAAAGTTCTTCGCGGTCTCCCACACCTTCGCTCTCTTCTCGATCATTTCTTTGATAGTCATAGGTTTTATCCTCCCTTAAATGAATCTCTTGATAAAATTCAAGCGTTCCCTGATCTCATCGCAGGAACGCCCGTTATCAGTTACCTGTTCAGTTTCCGTTGCACCGGTGCAACCGGCATCCGGCGCCTTGATATGACACTTCGCCGAAATCTTATCCATCAGCGAATTTGTCACCGCCGCCCTGGAATAGAGCATCGACACATCCGGCACTTCCAGATTCTCAGCCGCATCCTGCCTCTGCAGAATGTCGTCCGCGAAACCAAGCTCCACCGCCTTGTGCGCGTCCATCCAGGTCTCCGCATCCATCAAGTGCGAAATCTTTGTCCGGCTCATGCCGGTCTTGATCTCATAAGCGTTCATGATGGATTCCTTCACCTCAGCCAGCATGTTGATCGCCTTCTGCATCTCCGCCGTATCACCAAATGCGATAGTCGCCGGATTATGGATCATCATCATGGACACGGGACTCATAAGAACCTTCGTCCCCGCCATCGCGATCACGCTTGCCGCCGATGCCGCAATGCCATCGATCTTCACCGTGACATCGCCCTTGTAGTCCATAAGCATGTTGTAGATCTGAGCCGCCGCCACACAGTCACCGCCCGGACTGTTGATCCAGACCGTGATGTTGCCGCTTCCCGAATCCAGTTCCCTCTTAAAAAGAGCCGGCGTGACATCATCGTCAAACCAGCTCTCTTCCGCTATTGTTCCATTCAGGAAAAGCACCCGCTCAGTTACTTCTTCGCCTGAAGCCTGGTCTCTGATCTTCCTGCTTTTCCAGTTCCAAAACTTCTTCATCGGAATTTTCCTCCTTCCCGTTATCTGCTTCCAAGTTGTATGCAGCCCCCGCCGATATCAAAGGAACCATGTTGCCGTTCACCAAATACAGATCACCGCCGTCCTCTTCAGGAATGCGGTCAAGGTTTTCAAGCTCTCGGATATCATTTGCGGACATCCAGCCATTCTGCCTTGCCGTGGCGTAACCGTTCATCCTGCTCTGGTAATCACCCCTGAGCAATCCATCCACATTGAACTTGAAGAAATACTTCTTCTTTTCATCCGGTGTCAGAAGCGCCCTTACCATCGCCTGTTCCCAACGGCTCACCCACGGATCCAGCGTGTACTTCACAAATTCCAACGACTGCTGCTCAATATTGTTGAAGCTACTCTTTTCCAGATCCCCGATCATATGTGGCGGCACACGGAAGATCCTTGCGATCTCATCAATCTGGAACTTCCTTGTCTCCAGGAACTGAGCCTGTTCCGGACTGATACTGATCGGCGTGTATTTCATGCCTTCTTCCAGAACCGCGATCTTATTGGAATTGCCGGAACCTCCGAAAGTCGCCTGCCAGCTTTCCCTGACCTTGCTCGGATCCTTTATGGTTCCCGGATGTTCGAGAACACCACTCGGAGCCGCGCCATTCGCAAAGAACTTGCTGCCGTATTCTTCCGTGGCAATCGCCAGACCGATAGCATTCTTCGCCATCGCAATCGGACTGTAACCAACCAGCCCATCGAACCCAAGCCCCGGAATATGCAATACATCATGAGGCTGAAGCCTTACCGTCCTTCCAACCTTATCCGTACCATTCCTGCCGTCCACATCATCCGAATCGTAAACGGTGTATTCGTAATAGAGCCTCCCATGCTCATCACGGTCCACCTTCATCCGATCCGGCATCAGCGGATACAGAGCCACAACTTCACCCTTGCCATTGCGGATGATCTGCGAATACGCATTTCCCCACAAAAGCAGGTGTGTCATCAATGTCTCCCGGAATATGAAGGAAGTCATCTCCGGATTCGGCTCATCGTGGAGCAAAAAATAAAGCGGATGATCCACCGCTTTTTCCTTACCGCCATCGTCGGTATATCTATAGAATTGTAATGGTAGGCTCGCCACCGCTTCCGACAGGATCCTCACGCAGCAGTACACCGCTGTCATCTGCATCGCAGACCTCTCGGTGACATACTTGCCTGAAGCCGTCCCGCCTAAGAAGAACGAATACGAACTTCCCGCCGTCCTGTCCGTGGGCTTATCCCTGCTCCGAAACAAACCGCTAAGTATTCCCATCTCCATTCCCTCCTTCGTATGCCTGATTCAACGCTTCCCTGATTACAAGGAAGCCGATCACCGATAATATCAACATCTTTTTATCCTCAGAAAACCAAAAGCCCTCTGGTATCATAAACAGATTCCGCCGTTTCATTACCGCACCTGATTGCACGGTCAAGCGCCATGATCATCGCAATCGCCCCGTCAATCTTCTCCGTGGACTTCGCCTTGTCAGCTTTTATATTGCCCGCAGGATCCGTGCGGATATAAATGTTATCCATGTTCCACCTCAGAACCGGATGACCGCCGTGGGCGATCTTCTGTTCCAGCACCAGTCTCATCAGCTCTTTGGTCGGAGGCGACATGGAAGCAAAGCCCTGTCCGAACGGCACAACCGTAAATCCCATACCTTCCAGATCCTGCGACAGCTGAGTAGCGCCCCATCTGTCATAAGCGATCTCCCGGATATAGAACCTCTCGCCAAGCCGCTCTATGAATTTTTCGATATATCCGTAATGGACCACGTTTCCCTCCGTCGTTTCCAGAAAGCCCTTCCGTTCCCAGACATCATAAGGAACATGATCCCGCTTCACCCTTAAGTCCAGCGTTTCCTCCGGAACCCAGAAATAAGGAAGCACGATGTACTTGTCCTCTTCATCCACCGGCGGAAATACCAGGGCAAACGCCGTCAGGTCAGTCGTACTCGACAAGTCCAGACCGCCGTAACAGACACGACCTTCCAGTTCATCCTCATCCACGGCAAAATTGCAGGCGTCCCATTTTTCCATAGGCATCCACCTGACCGCCTGCTTCACCCACTGGTTCAGCCTCAACTGACGGAAAGAGTTTTCTTCCCCCGGATTCTGTTTTGCGGATTCACAGGCCGCTTTCACTTTGTCTATCCCCACTGTGATATCCAGTGAAGGATTTGCCTTCTTCCAGACCTTCGGATCCGTCCAGTCGTCGGATTCATCCGCGCCATAGATCACCGGATAGAAAGTCGGATCGATCTTCCGTCCTTCCAGAATATCCTTTGCCTTCTGATGCGTTTCATAGCAGATGCTGTTCGTATCCGTTCCCGCCGTCGTGATCAGGAAATACAAAGGCTGCATCCTGGCGTCACCGGAACCCTTCGTCATTACATCAAAAAGCTTCCTGTTCGGCTGAGTATGCAGCTCGTCAAACACAACCCCGTGTATATTGAAGCCGTGCTTACTGTATGCTTCCGCGGACAGCACCTGATAAAAGCTGTTGGTCGGCTGGAAGATGATGCGCTTCTGTGAAGCCAGTATCTTCACCCTCTTATTCAGCGCCGGACACATCCTGACCATATCCGCCGCCACCTCAAAGACGATAGACGCCTGCTGCCGGTCAGCCGCGCATCCATAAACCTCAGCTCTCTCTTCACCATCACCGCAGCATAGGAGCAGAGCCACCGCCGCAGCCAGTTCACTCTTGCCCTGTTTTTTCGGGATCTCAATATATGCGGTATTGAACTGCCGATATCCGTTCGGTTTCATCGTACCGAACACATCCCGGATGATTTGTTCCTGCCAGTCGATCAGTTCAAACGGCTTCCCTGCCCATGTTCCTTTCGTGTGGCAGAGGCACTGGATGAAGTTCACGGCAAAATCCGCCGCATCCTTGTCGTAAACGGAATCCTTTGCCTTGAACTTCGTAGGCTTGTATTTCTTCAGCTTACGCATCTTCATCCGCATCACCGCCTTTAAGCCACTGCCGATACACCTGCTCGGAAATCCTCGCCATCATCACAGGCGGAACACTCATCCCGCAGATATACTGGACGCTCTGATCCATGAAATCGTAATCCTGCGGAAACGTCTGGCAGTTTAGAATATCCCTGTCCGTCATAAGCAGGCCATCGCACATCCGGTACATGGAACTGCCCGCCACAATGGTATATGCCGGTTCATCATCAGAAATGATCGGCGTTGTAAACCCGCTGTTTTTAACCTTCCGCACCCTCTCATTGATATCCGCAATACAACGGTCAGAAGGAATCCTGTATTTCAGAAGCTTCGCCTGCATACTGTCCGGATCCATCGCCTTGCCATATGGTTCCCTGACATCCCTGAACGGAATCGGCTTAGACTGGAAGTTCATTACCAGCTTCGGATACTTCAGGTCTTTCCGATGTGCGATAAAAAAGACGCGCTCCCTTTTCTGAGGCACGCCCATCCTTGCAGCATTAAACAGAAATATCTGCACCGTATATCCGGCATCATCGAATCCCTTCACGATTTGGTTGACCCAGCCCTTCGCGTTTCCAATGATGATACCCTTCACGTTCTCTGCGATCACAACCTTCGGCTGTAACCTCTTTGCTATCGCTATGAAATAAAGGAACAGGTCATCCAACCTCTGCTTTGCCTGACCTTCCCGGAATACCTTTTCCGTGTTCCAGCCTTCTTCCCTGACTCCCGCCGTGGAAAATACAGAGCATGGCGGTGAACCGTCCAGCACATCCAGATGGATCAACTCTTCAGGTATCTTCTCATCAGGCAGCTTCAGGAAATCCCTGATATCCATAAGGAAACTGTGCTTCGGATGATTGTTCTGCTTATATACCTTCATCATGTCGGGGTCGATCTCGCAGCTGCCCACGACATCAAATCCCGCCAGCTTATATCCCATTGAGGAACCGCCGCCGCAGGAGAAGCAGGAAAACACGGTATGCCCGTGCTTCGGTCTTTTCTCCAATTCGGCAAGGCTCCACTTCCATGGAAACTCAGTTGAACCGGAAACCGCAGTTCGGGCATTCGTATTTGAACTCTTCATCCCCAAACACCTCCGCATCTATTTCCGTGGTACCGGTCAGTTCCTTTTCAGAACCGCCGTTGCCGTCACCGTCCACCGGAAGATCTGCCGCCATACCAAAAAAGTCGAACCCTTCCAGATCAAGTCCTTCCAGTTCGACTTCCAACTTCATGAGATCCCATGTAGCCTTTTCCCCGGTCTTGTTATCAAGGAAACGGTATTTCTTTTTCTGTTCCTCGGTCAGCCCGTCACAGATCAGGCATTCCACATCATCCATCCCCAGAGCGACAAGAGCCTTGTATCTGGTATGGCCTGCTATGATCACATGGTCCTCATCCACGATGATCGGCGTGATATAAGAACACTGGCGGATGCTTTCCGCAACGGCATTCACCGCATCATCGTTTTTTCTCGGATTATTCTTATACAGCTCAATGTCCGCAAGTTTCAGTCTTTCCAGCTTCATACCTCGAACACCTCCCCGCAGCACGGACAGGTCATCGTCTTAGGCCCCGCCTCTTCCGATTCTTCATCAGGAAGGGCAATCTCAGGCTGTCCGAAGTCATATCCCTGAAAATCCACATCGCATAATTCCGCAGAAAGCTTCTTCTGATCCCAGGAAGCCATCTCCGCCGTCTTGTTATCGTACAGACGGTATTTTTTCTTCTGTTCCTCTGTCAGATCGGACGCGATCACAACCTCGCATTCCTTATATCCCAGCTTTTTCAGAGCCTTATACCTTGTATGCCCTGCCAGGATCACGCCATCCTCGTCAATGACAATCGGCGCGATGTAGGAACACTGCCTGATACTCTCCACAACATCGTCCACCGCCTCATCATTGATCCTCGGATTGTTCTCATAAGGCTTCAAATCTGACAGCTTTTTCTTCACATATTTCATCGAAACCCTCCTATTTCTTCCTTGCTGATAACAGATGTTCCATCAGGTCGTCGTGCGGATTCGCCCCGCCGTACTCCGCAGAACAGTTTTCCTTTACGATCTGATAGATCTGGTACCAGCACTGGTTCACCTGCTTCAGATAATTCTGGCTCATCGTTACATACGGAGAAGTTATCGCCGCCCCTGTGGTCGGGTGCTTCGCCAGAAATCCGTATTCCGATATGCAGGTCTCGCACTGTACCCATCTGGATACCGACATCGCGTACTGTTCAATCAGCAGCGTATTCACAAGCCGGTCACAGCCTCTTTCCTTCAGCCAGAGGAATGTTGACTTGAACACATCCTCCGCGCAAAGGTCAATGCCGCTCTTCTGAGCAGCTTTCAGAAAATCCTTCACAGGCGGAACATCCTCGCCGCTTATCTCCGCAGGCTCCGGAAGGTCGATGACCGTTGCCGCAAGCCCGCTGTCGATCTTTTCCGTCAGGGCTTTTGATTTCCTGCCGGAACCGACCCTTGCGCCGCCGCGCATAGTCCCGTCTTTGGCCATCCTCCATCACCTCAATTCCCTGCTGGGGTTAATACCCCGTTTGATTTCTTCTTTTTGTGCGTGTGACCCCCGCGCCGTTCCCTGGGAATCATACGTATGGGGATTTTCACTCCCCCTCCGGGTGCTTTCCCCATCGGTCTCCCCTCTCTGCATGTATGCGCGAATGACACGACTTACACAGCGCGATCAGATTGCTCCTATCGTGCGTGCCACCTTCACTCAACGGCTTCTTATGATGAACCTCTTCCACAGGAACGATAATCCCACGCTGGAAGCACAGTTCACAGAACGGATGCTCCATCACATACTTATCGCGGATCCTTTTCCACGCTCTTCCATAACGCTTCTTTGTCTGGGGATCTCTCCCATACTTCTCATACTCACTGTTCACCTTCGTCTGGTGCTCCGGACAATATCTCCCTTCCGTAAGGTTGGGACAGCCCGGATAAGCACACGGCTTCTTCGGTTTTCTCGGCATCTGTCCACCTTCTTTCTTCCACGGAAAAAGCCGCTGCAGATTCCTCCACAACGGCTTCCTCATCTTTCACTTTTGCCATCTTAACAATATCACATAGGCTTACTGTATCGAACTTGATTTTACTGTATTGTTTCCGGAATCTTGATTTCATCCAGGGCATTCCGGTGTAAGCGGAATACATTATCGATACCGTACCCAAGCTCGATAGCGATCTCTTCCCATCTCATATAGGACAGATACCTCAACTCCAGTATCGTCTGAAGCTCCGTACTCTCCACAGCCTTTATCCTGCGGATGATATCCTTCTTCAGTTCCACCAGCTTTATCATGTCCTGGTTGATCTCTGTTTCCAGTTCGATGATCTGAATCACGGCGTCCTCCAAACGGGAATGACCCTTGTTCGGATTCCTCGGCATGTCCGAATATGTCACGGTCGCCTTCGTCGCCAGGTCATGCAGATCCTCGATCTGCCCCAGCTTGCTCTCTATCCTCTGGTTCAATCCAAAAGCCTGTGATAAATATTTCTTGGCTTCCTGTTGATGTCTGTTCATAAGCTACCTCCGATCGGATTTATTTTTCTTCCCTCGGATTGACTCTGATTGTCTCACTTCTTCCTGAAGCCTCCGGATCAGGTATTCCCCGTCCACGCTCGTCAGCTGGCTGTACCAGCCGGAACGGAAAAACCTCTCGATCTCTAAAGCCTCATTTATGGCATCCTTATTTCTCGGATACGCCTTTATCTTCTTCAGCGCCACCCTGTAATCCGTGACCGCCTGAAGAATAATCGCGTTGGCCAGTCTCTCATACGGATCCTCAGCCAGATTCTTATTTCCCGCCATAGGCACTTACCTCCGCTTTCACGGCATTGATCAGCGCCGACTGCGTATGGTCTTTCATCTCAAGCACCTTCAGAATCCTTTCGTCCACGGTACCGGCAGTAATAATATGGATCACGGTAACTGTCCCGGAAGTCTGACCCTGACGCCATAATCTGGCTATCGTCTGCTGATACAGCTCCAGGCTCCATGTGATACCGAACCATACAATGACATTTCCGCCCGATTGCAGGTTCAGCCCGTGACCGGCTGAAGCGGGATGTATCAAACCGACCTGAAGCTCTTTTGCATTCCACTTTTCAATGCTCTTGTCGGAATCCAGCTTCTCGTAAACAACCTTCAGCTTATTCAGCCTCTCGGTGATCCTCGCAAGGTCATGTTTGAACCAGTACGCCACCAGAATCGGCTTCCCGTTCGCAGATTCAATCAGATCCTCCAAAGCATCCAGTTTTCTCTCATGGAAAGCGTTCACGGAACCGTCATCATCGTAAATAGCCCCGTTCGACAACTGGCATAACTTCCCGGATAAGGAAGCAGCATTCGCAGCCGTAATCTCGCCTCCCGGAAGCTGTAAAACCAGCTCATCCTTCATTTCCTCGTACTTTTCGCGTTCATCTTCATCCAGATAGACCCTGTACTCCGTATTCAGAAGCTCCGGCATATCCAGATAGTCCGTTGCTTTCATGGAAATGGTGATATCGGAGATTCTGTCGTAAATCCTCTCTTCAGCACCTGGCAGGAGCTTATAGGAATACACGATCGGACCGTTCACCCTGTCGGGCTTGAAATAGTTGATCCTGTACTGGCTGATAAATCTTCCAAGGCGTTCTCCCATGTCCAGCACCTTGAACTCTGCAAATAAATCCATCAAACCATTTGAAGAAGGTGTTCCAGTCAGCCCCACAATGCGCCGGATCTTCGGTCTTACCTTCATAAGCGCCTTGAACCTCTTCGCCTGCCAGTTCTTAAAGGAAGAAAGTTCGTCCACGACCACACAATCAAAATCAAACGGCAGGCCGCTTTCCTCGATCAGCCAGGGGACATTCTCACGGTTGATAATGTAGATATCCGCATCCGCCTTTAATGCCGCCAGCCTCTCCGCAGCCGTTCCGACCGCTATGGAATACCGGATTCCATTCAGGTGATCCCACTTTTTGATCTCATCGGACCATGTATTCCTCGCAACCCTCAGCGGCGCTATGATCAGAACCTTCGTCACCTCAAAACTGTCATACATCAGCTCATTCAGGGCGGATAATACAATGCTCGTCTTACCCATGCCCATATCAAGCAGTATTGCGGCAATCGGATTCTTCTTTATGAACTCGATCGCATATTTCTGATATTCATGTGGCTTGTATCTCATCTAAAATCCCTCCGATTTTCTCCGGATCATCAAGTACGTACACCTGAAAGCCCAGTTTCTTCATGAGCCTGTGTCTGGATACCTGCAGAGGCCTTGGCACCTCGCCGGGTGCCTTGACCTCCACAAATCCGAAATGTCTTCCAGGCAGAAGCACGATCCGATCCGGCATTCCGTCAAATCCCGGTGACACGAACTTTGGACAGATTCCGCCTCTGACCTTTACAGCCCGAACCAGTTTCTGCTCCACATGCTTCTCTCTCATATTTCTTCCATGCTCTTTCAAAAGCATCCATACATCCGCTGCAGGCTCCACAGCTTTCAAGGTATCTGCGGACGGATTCCTTATTTCCGTCACGCGGAAATTCCCTGTCTTCTTTCATGTCTCTCGCAAGGTCGCCCACCGGTGCCTTCGTGTTTATGTGCTTTTTCATCATCCATGTATAAAAGTTCATTGCGATTCCTCCATCAATCGAATTCCAGGGTGCAGGGGGTGCAGAACATTTCCTATTCTTCCTATAAGGGATTTTTTGACTGAAAAATTCTCTATACGCGATATAGGTATTAGTCCTGCAACCCCTGCACCTTTTAGCTAAAACAATTAAGCAAAGTCTGTGTCTTTGACCTGCAACCCCTGCACCCACATACCGGATTTCTTCTTTTTGCGGGAAAAACCTCTCTTTTCCAGCTCCAAAACAAAATCCGCGCTGGTACGCTGATACTCTCCGGTTCTCAGGCAGTATGCACGAAACTCTTCATAAAGCTCCCCGGACTTATACTCCAGGCCGTCACCGACTTCACAGCATTCATCCAGGAAAATACCCATCCAGTCATTCATTCCGCGGTATGCCGCAATGGCGTCCTGCACCACCTTCGGCTTGGTCGTCTTGTGGTCGTGCTCGATCACACGTTTCGCGCCTTCAATGATCCAGCTCATGATGGCCGGTGCCGCATGCTCAAACAGATAATCCGAATAATTCTTGATATCTGAGCTGCCCTCGATCTTTGCGTGGAACGGGATCACGATCAGCCTCCGCCAGGTACCGTCGTCTGACGCGCTTACTTTCGGAAGGTGGTTCGTGTAAAGCACCACAGTATGTGACGGAACAAAATCAAAAGGATCCTTGAACTTCTTCTCGCCCCTGATCTGGTCAGTCGAACACAGTTGCTTCAGGATGGACGTTGACAGCCTCATCCCTTCTTCCAGCTCCGCAGCGATAATGAGACGTTTTCCCTTAAGCTCGGCAATCTCAGGTTTTACGTTCCTTCTGCATCCTGCCGTCAAAGCATCTGCGGATATCGCCCCGGAATAGGTTCCAAGCACCCTTGATACCGTATTCCAGAAAGTGGACTTACCATTCCGTCCTTCACCGTATGCAATGATGAGGGCTTCTTCATAAACCTTGCCGATAGCAGCAAGCCCCACTGTTTCCTGCACGTAGTCGATCAGATCCTGATCACTGCAGAAGAACAGCTGCAGTGCATCCTCCCACAGGTCTTTTCCTTCATCACCCGGAGAAGCATTCGTGATCTTAGTCAGAAGGTCTGCTGAGTTATGCGCTCTCACGCCTTCCAGCCCCTTCTTCAGGTCATAGGTCGCTTCCGGCGTGTTCAGGTAATTTTCCTGAGCGTCAAACAGATTGATATCCGTCGCCACCATAGGCTTCGCCGCGCTCTGCGTATTTACGATATTTTTGAAATTCCTGTACTTCATCACAAAAGCGTAATAAGCCTTCGCCGACAGATAATCCTTGTAAGCATCATCCAGATCCGGCGTGATCATCTTTTCCAATGCCTTCCCGCCGGCTCTTACAACCTGCTCCGGAACACCGCCGTCGATCAGCACCTGCATTGCAGCCGAATACTGAGCCCTGGCATCCACAAGCTGCATATCCAGAAATTCTTCCACGGTACCGACCGCCTTCTGCCTGTTCTCTCTCCAACAGACCCCGTCATAGCTTAAAAACTCCGTCGCATCCGTATAAAGCAGTTCACCGGCATATTCCTTCACAAGCACTCTCGCCTCACCGATATCCGAATAGTCATCCGGCTTCAATGACTGGAACTCCGCGTTGTACTCATCCGGCGGAACATATCCCGGCTGTGTCACGACGGTCTTCTTATAAAACCTCACCGCGCTCGCCCAGATTGTGTTCAGCTCCGATTCCTCCAGCGGCGGGTCGCATCTCTTCGCATGTTCCAGAAAAGCTTCCTTCGCCTTATCCGTGATCCCGTATTTCTTAAGGACACGTCCGGCAAAATGGCTCATGGTATTGTTGCGGCTTCCCTGCATGATTGGACCGGAACTGGCAGGCGTATTCTCTTCAGCATCTTCCACGGTCTCCGCATCCACTACCTCTTCAATGGACATCCAGCCTTCATGCCAGACCACCTCATCGGGATCAGACCCGAAAATAAACCTGGCCGCATCCAGCGCATTGTCATCAAAGAAGGGAAATGTCTTCTGTATCGCTCTTTTGACGGAAGCATAATGCTCTGCGTCTTCCGTCTCTTCGATCGGGAAGTAAACATGGAACTTCGGTCTCGCAGCCCTGCCGTCTTTTTCCTTCATATGGTTCCTGCTCGGCACCGCCGCATAATCCACATCTTCCAGAAGCTCTTCCAGCTTGTCGAAAGTGATCCAGTCCTCCGGATCCTCGGAATGGTCGTTATCACAATCCATCACGATGACATCCGACTTCAGGAAGTTACTGATATTGCGGTAGTTCTTCTTAAACTCGCCACACACATGGTCAAACCGGACCGCTTCCTTCAGGTCATCCCCCTCCTGGATCTCTTTCCTGTTCGGATACAGGCAGTTCTTCGCATCCGCAGTCACGTTTGCCGTCTGTAAAACAAAAAACATATTTCTGCCTCCTGTTATCTCTTTGTTGAATTGGTTACTGTCCGCTGCATCTTCTCGACCCTCAAGGCGACCACCTCTTTTCCGTGAAGTAGTAAAGCCATCTCTGGCTTTCCGAAGGTCTAGGTAAAAGTCCGGGCTGTTTTCCGATTTCAGCGGATATTTTTTTCAGATTTTTATGCGTGAGACAGAAACGCTTCCTTTTATAAAGAAAAATCCGACCGTCACCTGGTCGGAAATTTTTTTGCCCGAAAATCGGAAAACGCCCTCATCTCATACCTAGACCTCCGAAAGATGCAGATACCGATTAGCTCCAAAAAATATTTTTTAGGAAAAATCGGAAAACGGCACTTTCTCATACCTAGAACACCAGAACAGGAAAACGGAGGTGCAAACGATGAACGACAGAACTATTGATTAAGCCGCCCCGGTAACAACGGAGGCGGCAAAGCAGATAAAGATATGAACCTTGATAAACAAATATGAAAGATAAGGAGAATGACAACATGAGCAAAATGAGCGAATTGTCACAGGTCTTGGATGATCTCATCGCCTGCGGTGAAAAGATGATCCAGACCGCAAATGCCATTAAGGAATGCTTCAGCGGTGAAGCAGAGACAGAACCTGTAAAGAAGGAAAAGCCGGCGAAGAAGGAAGCAAAAGCTCCGGAACCGAAAACGCCTTCCTACTCCAAGGAAGATGTCAGGGCCATCCTGGCAGCCAAGGCAAATGAAGCCGGCGGTCAGTTCAAGGCTCAGGTGAAAGCCATCGTGAAGAAATACGCGGACGGCGGAAGCCTCACCAATGTACCGGCAGAAAGCTATTCCGACCTTGTAAAAGAAGTGGAGGGACTGAAAGATGCCTAGACACGCATATCTCTCCGCCTCAGCTTCCCACAGGTGGCTCTCATGCCCGCCCTCGGCAAAGCTTTGTGCGGAGATCAATGATGAAGCTTCTCCATACGCCCAGCAAGGCACCGATGCCCATGAGCTGTGTGAGTACAAAGTTCTTCATGCGTTAGGCCAGGATGTAAAAGACCCGACGGAGAACCTGGATTTCTTCGATACCGAAATGGACGACTGCACCGATGAATACTGTTCTTATGTTTTAGAACAGTACGAAAAAGCCAAGGAGCTTTGCAGCGACCCACAGGTACTCGTAGAGCAGAGACTGGACTTCTCCAAGTGGGTACCGGACGGCTTCGGAACCGGTGACTGCCTCATCATCGCGGACAAAGTCCTTCAGATCATAGATTTCAAATATGGTCTCGGAATCTTGGTGGAAGCTGAAAACAATCCGCAGATGATGTGTTACGCCCTCGGAGCCCTGGACACCTACGACGGTATCTATGACATCGAATCCATAGAAATGACAATCTTCCAACCACGCAGGGATAACATCAGTACCTTCATCATCAGCAAGAGCGACCTGCTTGATTGGGCGGAGAACTTCCTGAAACCGACCGCAGAGCTTGCCTACAACGGCGAAGGAGAATTTCACGCCGGGGATCACTGCCAGTTCTGCAAGGTCAAGGCAACCTGCCGTAAGAGGGCTGAGTACAACATGGAGCTTGCAGCCTTCGACTTCCAGGAACCCGCAATGCTGGATGAAGCGGAGATTGCGGAGATCCTTCCTAAGATCGACAGCCTCACCGCATGGGCGAATGACGTCAAGGATTATGCGCTCCAGCAAGCCTTAAGCGGCACCGAATACCCCGGCTTCAAAGTAGTAGAAGGAAAATCCAACCGCAAATATACCGATGAGAACGCAGTCGCTTCCATCGTAGCAGATGCCGGATATGACCCTTATGAAAAGAAGCTTCTGGGAATTACGGCAATGACTTCCCTTCTCGGGAAGAAAAGATTCAACGAACTTCTGGCCGGCTGCATCATGAAGCCGCCAGGCAAACCAGCACTTGTGCCGGAATCAGACAAAAGACCGGCACTGAATACAGCCAAAGATGATTTTAGCGAAGAATAAGGAGGAAAAAATCATGGCAAAGAACGTATCTATCCCTACAAAAGTTATCACCGGAGTCAATACCAGATGGTCCTATGCCAATGTCTGGGATCCGAAGAGCATCAACGGAGGCGCACCGAAGTACAGCGTTTCCCTCATCATTCCGAAGTCTGATACCAAGACCATTGAGAAGATCAAGGCAGCCATTCAGGCAGCCTATGAGGAAGGTCAGAGCAAGCTGAAGGGCAACGGCAAATCCGTTCCTGCTCTTACAGCAATCAAAACCCCTCTCCGTGACGGAGATCTGGAAAGACCTGACGATGAGGCTTACAAGAACGCCTACTTCATCAACGCCAACAGTGCGACAGCTCCTGGAATCGTGGATGCTGACAGAAATCCTATCCTTGAGCGCTCCGAAGTCTATTCCGGTGTGTACGGCAGAGCTTCCATTAACCTGTACGCTTTCAACAGCAACGGCAACAAGGGTATCGCCTGCGGTCTGAATAACCTTCAGAAGATCCGCGACGGTGAACCCCTCGGAGGCAAGTCCAGAGCTGAGGACGACTTCGCGGCTACGGACGATGAGGATGATTTCCTCGACTGATAACTGACAACCAATGCAGGTGGCGGCAATACTGCCGCTGCCTGCGACAATCAAAGAAATGAGGTGAAAATCGATGACTACTGTACTTACCTATATCGTAGCATTCTTCTCCATGATCGGGATCGCTGTCGTAATCGTCTTCGCAGCGGAGGCTATATCCAAAAAGTCATCCGATGCTAAGGAATACAAGAGAAAGCGCATCGACAATCTGGAAAAGATCAATGACAAACTGGATGAGATCCTCAGAGATTTACGATCCATGAAACGATAACCAACATGCAGGGGCGGCGGCATTGCTGCCGCTCTGTTTTCAGAATAAGGAGGAATACCATGAACCCTATCATATTTTTCAAGCCTATCGTGCTCCGTGATTCACTCGATGATATGACTCTGTCTCAGCGTGAGATTGCCCTTGACCTTTTATCCAACCGCAAGTTCCTTGTCCCGGATAAGGACGGCTTCAGGTTTATCAGGGCAAACAATAACGGCAAGGTAAGCCTGCCAAAGTTCTATCTTCACGGCTCGGAAGCAGTCTGCTATTACCGTCAGTCCATCGGGCTTCCGGATGTATCCATCACAAGCATCGATATTGACGACATCATCATGGATATCGATGATTACGATACCCTGTATGACATCCTCTTTTTCCTTAGAAACGTCCATATGAGGAATGAGCGCTGCATTAAGCTTCTCTCCCTCGGGTGTCCGGGAATCATCATCTGGAATGAATATCGGATGCTTCAGGAATATGTGGAGTCTCTTCAGAACTGCAGCTGGTGTGGTCATCCGGTTATCAATCATATGAACCCTGACGACCCGAACGAACCGGTATGGGAAGAACTCGACCGCAAATCCCTCAAAGACATCAATTACAACCTTCTTCACATGAAGCAGGAAAGACAGGAGGCTCACCATGAATAGAGACGATATTATCAATGTTTTAATCGAAAGAGGATATGCTGCAGAAGGCCACGACGTCACTAAGAACGGCGTTATTTTCAAGGGGATCCTCATTCAGGATAAACCTGCCATCTGCCCGGTTATCTACACCGAAAAGATCATCCGCGACTCATCCAGCCTGAAGGACGCTGTAGATACAGTCATAGATATTTATGAGTCCAACAAGGAATTCGGTGCCCAGATCATCATAGACGATCTGAATGACCCGGAATGGATTCTGGATCATATCACAATCGGGCTGCAGAAGACCTCCGATGAAGACCTGGTCAAGCGCCCCTGTGATCTGGAAGGCATGGAACAGTATCTGATCTTAAGCGGAGGAAGTTCTGAGGACGGCTGCTATTCCATCAAGGTAACACCTGCCCTTTTATCCAATGTCTGCATCGATGAAGTTCTGGCATGGAATATAGCTATTGAACACCTCTGCAATGATACGCAGATTGTCAGTCTCGGAAAAGTTATGGCAGATATGATGGAGACTCCGTATGACAGTTCAATGGACGCAGAGGCAAAATTCCACGTGATAACGAACTCGCAGAAATATAAGGGCGCTGCCTGCATCCTGAATCGGAAAGCACTAAGAGCTTTTACCCAGTCTTACGACACCAATATGCTCTTCGTCATCCCGTCATCGATCCATGAAATGATGATCGCGCCTTACGACAGCCGGTTCAATCTGGAAGAGCTTTCCGCAATGGTTAAGGAGATCAATGAAACCCAAGTAGCACCTGAAGAAAGGCTGACCGACAGAGCGTATATCCTCAGCCTCTAACAGAAAGGAAAACCAATGAAAGAATTGTCAATCGACCTGGAGACTTACAGCGACGTTGATATCTCCAAATGCGGTGCATATAAGTACGCTGAGTCTGATAATTTTGAGATACTGCTCTTCGGTGTTTCCGTGGACGGTGAGCCGGTCAAGGTATATGACCTTGCCTGTGGCGATACCGTCCCGGAAGAGATCCTTGCAGCACTATCTGACGATAATGTAACAAAGTGGGCTTTCAACGCCTCTTTTGAGCGCATCTGTCTTTCCAACTGGTTGAAGCGACACCGTCCGGAACACTTCTACGGATACAGCATACCGGAAGACCCGGCTTCAAAATATCTGGATCCTTCAGCCTGGAGGTGCACCATGATATGGTCCGCATACATGGGACTTCCCCTCTCTCTGGAAGGCGTAGGCGCCGTCCTGAAATTGCGGGATCAGAAGCTGAAGGAAGGCAAAGACCTAATCCGGTATTTCTGTACCCCGTGCAAGCCTACCAAGGCAAACGGCGGACGCACCCGGAACCTTCCCCAGCATGACAGCGAAAAATGGATCCGCTTCAAAGGATACAACCGCCGGGACGTGGAAGTGGAAATGGCAATAAAGAAACGTCTTGCAAAATATCCCGTCCCGGAACAGATATGGGATGAATATCATCTCGATCAGGAAATCAATGACAGAGGCATTGCCCTCAATATGACCGTGGTGGAAAACGCCATCGCCTTCGATGAACGCTCCCGCGAAGAACTGACCGCCGCCATGCAGGATATCACCAATCTCGATAACCCGAATAGCGTGCAACAGATGAAAGAATGGCTCTGCGATAACGGAGTGGAAACAGAATCCCTGGATAAGAAAGCCGTGAAAGAACTTATCAAAACTACGAATGAACAGACAGTACAGGATGCCCTCATCCTCCGTCAGCAGCTCGCCAAAAGCAGCGTGAAGAAATATCAGGCAATGCAGAACGCCGTCTGCAGAGACGGACGTGCTCACGGCATGTTCCAGTTCTACGGCGCAAACCGTTCCGGCAGATGGGCCGGACGCCTGATTCAGTTGCAGAACCTTCCGCAGAATCATCTCCCGGACTTGGAGCAGGCCAGACAGTATGTGATTGACGGAGACTATGAGATGCTGGATCTTCTTTATGGTTCGGTTCCTTCAGTCTTATCGGAACTGATCAGAACAGCCTTCGTTCCCCGTCCTGGATATAAATTCATTGTCAGCGACTTTTCGGCTATTGAAGCCAGAGTCCTTGCATACCTCGCCGGTGAGACCTGGCGCTCCAAAGTATTCGCAGAAGGAAAAGACATCTACTGTGCCTCAGCTTCGCAGATGTTCGGCGTGCCCGTGGAAAAGCACGGTGTCAACAGCCACCTCAGGCAGAAAGGCAAGATTGCAGAACTCGCCCTCGGATATGGCGGTTCCGTCGGTGCCCTGATCTCAATGGGCGCTCTCGAAATGGGACTTCCGGAAGAAGACCTTCAGCCCCTTGTAAATGCCTGGCGCAGCTCCAATCCTATGATCACAGCCTTTTGGTGGGATGTTGACCGTGCCGTCAAAACAGCGATCACCAAACGGATCCCTACGGAAGTACGCGGTATCAAGTTCTTTTACAAAAGCGGTATGCTCTTCATACAGCTTCCTTCAGGCCGCCGGCTCTCTTATGTGAAGCCCCGCATCGGTGTCAATCAATTCGGTGGAGAATCCGTCACCTATGAAGGTGTCGGTTCCACAAAGAAGTGGGAACGCATCGAATCCTACGGACCAAAATTCGTGGAGAATATCGTCCAGGCCATCAGCCGCGACATACTCTGCTATGCTATGAAGACTCTCCGGCATTGTTTCATCGTCGGGCACGTCCATGATGAGCTAATTATCGAATGCGATCCACGCATTGACCTCAAAGCAGTCTGTGAACAGATGGGAAGGTCTCCCGACTGGATGCCGAACATCTTACTCCGGGCAGACGGATACGAAACCACTTTTTATAAAAAAGACTGACATCAAAATAGCGGCTCCCGGTTCATCGCCGGAGGCCGCTTGCTTATCTAAACTGAAATTTGTCGATTAAAGCTCTACGAATCCCCCAATCTCCTGTTCTAAGAGCCTAAATACGTTTGCCACCAGATAACCATCAGCAATCGCATGATTCAGACGGACAGTAACAGGCATGACAAGTCTGCTGTTTTCTTCCTTGTATTTTCCCCAGTTGACGACCGGCGTAAAAAACATATGAACGTCGGGCAGTTCAAGATGCATGGAATCATAGGACAACCAAGGTATACATGACGCATCAAACCAGTTGGGATGATTCATAATATCAAAACCGTATTCTCTGGTCTTTTT